TAAATAGATCAGCTACTTCTTGGGCTGACTTTCTTCCAACACTATCTGAGTCAAAACATATAACAATATTCTCAAAGGAATCTAGAAACTCAAGTGATCGTTTACAGTCTTTCAAAGCTGAACCAGCACCGTTGCGTATTGATACAACAGGATAGTTACCTAGCATCTGATGAGTAGCCATTGCATCTAGCTCACCCTCACACACAGTAATAAACTTAGAGGGACTATTGAAAAGCTGTTGCCCAAACAGACTAGTGATAGGCCAGCTTCCAGATGTTCTGAACTCTTTGTTCTCTATCTCTCTTATTTTGTAGGCAGATAAAGAGTTGTTCTTGTCGTAGTAAGGATAGTTATGATGTGTAATCTCACCGTCAAAGTCTTTGGTTACAGTTACGTTGTACTTCTTACAAGTCTCAAGAGTAATACCTCTATCAGTTAGAGCTTCAAATGATCCTTGTTGTGTTGCTACAGTATTAGTCTGTAGTGTCTTGGCTACTGATGCCATGTCGTTATCTCCTTCTTCTTTTTTTGTATAAGTGTGGCAACTAAAGCACCACCATGAACCATCTTCGTACTGAGAATTAGCATCAGATGATCCACAGTTAGAGCATGTGGAATGGTTTAAAAACTTACCCATTTCATTTTTCTTTTTTTAGTAATTCAAGTGTGCTCTCTATCTTCCATTGAACTGAGCAAAGCTTTTGGTAGTCTGACATGTACATATCACCATCCATATCATACATATTTCTGACAACTTCAGCTACGCATCTGTTTAAATCAGTAAACATCTCAAGCATACTGACATCTTCATGTCCCCATTTAACCATTGTCTTTGGTTGTTTGATCTTTCTCATCTTGTATTTCCTTTGCTTTAATTTTTTTACGATTGTAACTAGCCCTTCCTTTCTTGGGTGGGATAGCTCTATGTGTCAATGCTCTCAACCATTTCCACGATGGATCACGTTTCTTCGTCATATGTTCTCTTCTCTTTCCTATCAAAAAACTTAGTAGGATCATCATAAAATGTACCGTTGTTACACATGATACATGATATGGGTTCTTGTTCTTCCATGTGTATACATCCACATCTAGAACAAGTCCAACTGGCTGGCATCAACAGGTTCCTTTCTTTTCTCTACTGTTAGAGTGTAAGCATACTCACCATTGTCACTTACATAATCTTCTATAAACTTATACTCTAAATGTAAACCAAGATCAATTAATATTTTATTAGCTTCTTCTATACCCACTTCAAATCCTTCTGACTTATAGCTATCATTAAATACTATCATTCTCCACTCCTTACTATTGCAAAGTCTACACGAAAACCTAACGTAGCTTCATCATCCCATGTCTCTTCGATAGACCAGAACTCCCCATGAGGTGCTGTGTGTAGCCACTCTTCAAAGAGTTCTCTTCTTCTTTCATCACTGTCATCAAGTCTTTCTTCAATCATTCTCTTCCTCCTTCTCTACGTAGCAAAACTTTATTGACTTATAATCTTCTTGTGGATCAATCCATTCCTTGAAATCATCCACTGTCAATTCCTCACTTGGGTCGTACCAATTAATACATTTAACCATTGCTGATCTTTCATCTTCAGCTTCGATAGAATGGTTTAGTTCAAACATAACAGTTCGATAAGTCTTTATATTATATGTCTTCATCTTCTCTCTCCTTGTATTGTATGTCGTGGGTTTGAAAGAAATCGTCAACATCAAATAAATCTTTAAGACCAAATATATGTTGTATAGTTCTTCGGTAGTCTGTGTAACAATCATCACATAGGAGTTTATTAAACTCATTTTTCATATCATCTAATGATGTCGTAACATCAATACTTTCACATTCTTCACATGTCATCTTCTTTCTCCTTTGGATAGTAAACATCTACTATACTCTCACAGTTAGGACAACTTAGGTTAGTAACCATGACATAAAATTCATCATCTATGTCGTGATCACCACCCCAAATTAACTCAGTCTTACAATGCCAACAGTTCATTAAATTCCTTTCGCATTAGATATGGATCATAATCTTTTATGATACCAACAAATTGAATACCTTTGCCATCATGATCGGAAACATCATAAACAATAATATCACAACTCTTATGTACATATCTTTTTAAATGGGCATACATTTCATCAAGGCTGTCAAATGCTTTATGCCAGTAAACTTTCCCATCATACTTATCAATGGAACATGAATTATACTTTACTTTTTTGTTCATGCTACATGTTCCTCCGTCTGTATCCACCAATCAGGTGTAGTAGAATATGCCCACTTTGCAAATGATTTCTTAGCACCAAAGTAATAGTTGCGATAAGCAGTGACAGTATCTTCATGCTTGTACTCATCTGGCATACATTGTGGTGGTGGTGTTAGTGTGTCGTTCCAACTAGAGAACTTTATATTTTCAGGTTTATAGACTAAGCTGTTAAGTAATTTTGAGGTCTTGTGTGTCTTGTTGTATCTTTTTGTGTACTCTGCACACAAGTTATACAACAACATAAAGGCCCAGTTGTATGCGTTCTGATTAGAACGTACCCATACAGCAGAAGGATGGTTCTTATGTGTTGATTTATATAAAGAAACTTTGTCTGCATACTCATCGCCATCTAGTTCTCTATGTGCAGTAGACAGTAACTGTGCAGTTTCTAATATCATTTTGACTACATGTTTATCACAATGATACTGTGCTGATTTTGCAAATGATTTATCTAAATAAAATATATTCATTGATACGTTCTCTCCTTTGTATCTGTTAGTTACTAAGTGTTTGTTACTTTATTTTTTTCTTATCATGTATCGACAGTAACAAAATCGATAACAACCGGATACTGCGCTTGCGGATTTTCAAAGTCAAGCATTAATTTCGTGTCGGGGTTTTTTAATTTTTTATGTGACATTTTTGCAACACAAATAAATTGCTTGACACTAATCATAAAAAATATGATCTCCGATTATAGCAAGTGTTTGTTTAGATAAAGACCAAACTGGTCTGACTGTATTAGCGTGGTAATGTGTTGATTTACCTACATAACTATCAATATTTTCTGTGTTTAAAATGTAGTCAGATAAAGTAATTGCCCATCTGTATGCGTCTTTATCTTTTGGTTTATCACTCAGACCATCACAGTACCAACTAAACTGACACTTGTTCTTTACTGGGTGACCAGAAGCATGAGTTCTAGACTGCTTTACAACAGCACATATTGTGTCTGGGTATTTATTAGACTCTACCCTGTTGAGAACCACTTGAGAGACAGCTATTTGCCCCTCAATAGGTTGATTCCTAGCCTCAAAATAGATGTTCAAGGCTAAACAAACAATGGACTCAGCTAACACTAGCCGTGTTCCCTTAACAGGTCTTTGATTTCATCAACAGTAGCATGGTTATTGAAATATATTAATCTATGTTCAAAAACAAAATCCATTAAATGTTTAGTTGACATTTTAAAAACCATATTATCAACAGCCTTTTCAATTGCTAGGTCTTGTTTAATACTATTCATTATCAATCTCCTTTAAATCGTCTGGGTCAATACCTTCTGCCCAGTACCCTGTTTCAATATTGTTAGAGTAAAATTCTTTTACACTACCGTCATCATTTAATAGAGGATGATCATCCTCATCAATTAAATAGTATGTGATATCCCATATACCTACGGTATATTTTTTACCCATTGCCATTATCAATCTCCTTGTTTTCCCACTTTTCAGTCATACAATTATATACGAGTTTATTAATATCAGATCCTAACTTGTCATAAGCAAAACACTCAGCATCGTACTCTGATAAACCCATGTCCAATCCCTCCTCATAAAGGGATAATAAAGCCTCTTTTACATCACTCATGAACTATACCCCTCTAAGTAATGTTTATACTCTTTTTTTCTCATGTAGTCATTCCACCACCATGCTGGCATTAAGTTATATTTTCTTTCGTAGTAATCACACCATTCTAAGTAGTTTTTTTTGTTTGGTGAATCGTTCTGTTCTGTTTGTTTTGTCATAATATTCCATTTCTCCAGAGTTAAATTGTTGATCATAGTATTTACTGGGACACCTTAACGATGCCCCAGCCTCTATCTTTAAACTAAATGTCCCAGAAGTAGTATTAAACATATCCAAGACAACCAAATAATCATACTATTCTTCATATGATCAAGCCATTACCGAGTTACGCTGTAAGTGACGCATGGCATCAGAATTAAGCCATTTATTTACTTGGGTTTGGCGGTTAAACGAGGTCACACCATCATGGTTATTTCCTGTATTCCTAGTAGGGAAACGACCATCTGTATGTGATGCATAGTTTGTTAAAGTAGACACAACTGCCCAGAGATTATTACCTCTGATGCTCATTTCTTCTTGGTATTGTTCCTGTAAACGCTTAACATTACGCTCAGAAACACCTGATAAATTCTCAAAAAACGAGTGAACATAAGGTGTTAAAACCTTTGTCTCAGCATAAGACTGATAACGTAACACGTCAGCTTCAAATCGTTTGATACCTGTTGTAACATTGTTTAAGAAATTCATTAAGCTGAAACCACTTGTTCGTTTCTTAGAACTGGCATCATAATCACCTGTTATCATACCGTTAGTACAAAACATATCAACATTACCAACAACTATACGACACCGACTAGAACCATCAAAACAATTCCAACCAATAACTCTAAAAGTTAAGCTGGTTTTATGTCTATCAGACTCGATGGCTTTAGAGATAGTTGGAAATCTGTATTCCCGTATTGAACTAGCACCGTTATGACTGATGTGATCATTTACCTCAATTGAATCAACAACAATTGGATCAAAGTAATCTATCAATTGATCTTCAATACCAGTAAAGAAATCAGTATTTTTGACAAGTGTGTAACTGTCCTCTTTGAACACACCAAGACAATCATTGGTATCAGTCCGAACAACACCTTGAAACTTACCAGCTTGAACGATCTGATCATAGTTATCATAAGCATAAAGAGGCTTGAGTTCAGTGTTGAAATACAAGCTTGAGTCTTCGTTGAAACGTGTAAAAGTATTATCCATTTTATTTATTCTCCAGTTAAGTTGTTATTATGAAAGTGAATAGATGAAAGTGTGTCCATCAAATCTCTTTCGTTTAAATAGTCATTGATGTCATTCAACGACAAATCAGTAACATCTTTTTTGTTACTAATACTTGCTACATGATCAGCAATTATCTCAGGTATTTCTGAGTGATCAGTGTAATTATAACGGTTAACATGTATGGCGTGAGCTTGATCAAACATGTCTTGAAACCAATTTTTACTCATGTGTTTATCTCCTTTATTTTATTCTTAGCTAAGTATTCTATTTCTTCAACCATTAATGAATTATCTGAATATTCTTGTAACTTTTCAATAACTTCTTCATAAGTAAAACTACGGTTAATCGCATCATCTCCAAATGCAATCTCAAAAACTTTTTCAATAAATTGATAACGTTGACTTTTACTCATCTGTTTATCTCCTTAATGTAGTTTGTAAATGGTATGTTCGTTACCTGTATCCCAGCATTTTCTACATGGGCCACATGTATTGTCGTACTGATCAGAGGGACAATCATGCTTATTCTCAGTAGAAATTGAGGAAGAGGTGATAACATTTTTGGCAAAAAATTTGAATGTCGTTGTCGATTCCGGTGCATGGGAATCTTTCCGAACATTACTGATTCTGATACAAAGATTGTCTGGTTTCTTGTTATATCTGAGAAACTTACTGACTAGTCTTCGTTCTTGAGTAGGTAACCAGAACTTAACATGTGGTAGTGCATTAGCTATCTCAACGATGTCATGTAACATCTTTTTATGTGGTAAATCACCACTATCCAACCATCTAAAATACGGCTCAGATGGGTCAATATAACGATCAATTAACATGATCATTGCGTCTTTCCATAGTAAATGATATGTACCAATTAAACGTAATAACTGACCATGTTTCAAGGTCTCATAGGTATAATTACCTCTATTGTCAGCATAACAATTATGACAGGGACTGTTTGGATTTTTGGCTAGCAATGCTCCGAAATCACAACCGTAATGAGGTGGTATTGGTAGGTTCAAGTTTCTACAAAACTCTGGAACCCATTTTGCTTCACAAGCTGGTAGACCATAAGATAAACAAGGCATTTTGCTTGGATAGCCTAAAGATCCAATAATCGCTTTTGCTTCTTTAACTAACATCAAGTAATCTCCTATACTTTGCGTTATTTTTGATTAGTATTTGATCAGACTGAGGACACGTTGCCATGCTATACTACCTCCGAAATCAAGCCGTCTTTCATGGTTATTTGACCAAACCATTCTCGACCAGATCCAGTTATTTGTGGACGATTGCAAACAAACAAAACACCATTCTGCTTGTACTCTGGGCCAAACATTGATGTCTCAGTGTAGCGTAATCGTCTTCCGATATTGGCTCTGCATTCTTTTTTTGTTGGGTAATTAGCTATCATTGTCATGTTAAACTCTCCAGTTTTTGTTGTTGTCGATGGCCGGAATTGTAGCAAAACGAACAAACCCGTCAAGCAGAACAAACAGCGAACATAAAAATAAATTCAAAGTGTTGCAGATTTGTCACATCCCCTTGATATAACTGGGTAATCTATGAGTTGAACGATAGACTCTTATGAGGATTTGACTGGGATTAGACTGGTTTTGTGTGGGATATCCTGCAGAATACCCTCTTGATTCTCTGGAAACAGAATTTTACATAACTGAACCTAAACTGGTTCTAGTTTGACAAGACAACCAGACTCAGACGGGATCTGTTCAGACACAGACACGGAAACTGTTGCGTAAATGTCACTGTCAAGCACTTTCTGTATCACATGGGGGTCAGGGTGGGGTGGGTATCGTGGAGCGTGTCGGCTCAGATAGCTAAGATAAGACTGCTGTTACCGACAAGTCGGTCTCTCATGCGAGTACGCGATCATATATAAAAGGACAAAGTAAAAAATATGTAGACAATGTGATTAAATTATAGTATTCTGAAATTGCCAATAACGGCACAAAAAAACATAAGGAGAATATGACATGTTAAAAGATATCAAAGTAACAAAAGAAGGCGATTTGGTAATCACAATGGCAACCAACGGAAACGATCCAAAAACATTGCCACTGTCCAAATCTGGCAAGACTAAGGTGGTCGCTTCGACTGGTGGTTTTACCAGCATTACCACTAAAGAGTTTGGCATCGTTAAACTAAATTTGAATGCCTGCATTAATTCATAACCTCCCAAACTTGGCCCCCACTGGAAACGGTGGGGGTTTTTTTTATGTCGGAAATTTCTTTCAGAATGCAGACCTCACTGCGTTCGGACTCAATTCTTTCGCCTGTCGGCTCTAGAAAGTTTAAAGATAAAACGGTTTACAGAAACAAGTGGACATATATACTGTAATGTTTTATTATAAGAGTGTGGATTGTCCACATAACAAAAACAAATGGAGAGTTAAAATGAGTGATTTAATAAAAATATATACAGACACTTTAGAAGAGCGTTTAAATTACATGGATGCTGAGAAAGATTGTCTAGAGGATAGAGTAAAGGAGTTAGAAGCTGTTGTAGAAGATCTTACATCTAAATTAGAAATCGTTGAGAGTAATCTTGAGGTTCAGTTAGAAGAAGCGCAGTTACCTACAGAAGAAACTTCCGATATGTTAGCTAAGTTTATGACACAAGATGAAATCATTGAGTTAGTAAACGATACACTTCGAGAAGCTACAATTTCAATAGACGTTTAACGGGAAGGGGGCGCAAGCCCCCAACCTCCAACAAGGAGAGACAACATGACACGAAGATTCAGAAACTTTCTTATAATACTTGGAGAAATACTTAGCCTCGTATTCATATTCGCAACCGCTTACTTTTGCTTTTTAGCATTCGCATAAAGGAGATTGATGATGTTTGAAATATTTGTATTCACGTTTGGTTTTTTAATGGTGTTTATTCTGGGCTTTATTTCTGGGGTAGTGTTCCACGATAGAGTGCTCGTAATACCGCCCAAGCACCCAACGCCAGTCGAAAAGGTGGTGGGAAAGCTAGACACTATTGCATAATTTTTTAACCTCCCAACTTGGCTCCCAGTTTTTCTGGGGGCCTTTTTTGGGGACGGGGGGGAAGAAAACAGGGCGCGCGTCTTATATAGATAATAGGAGGTGAAAATAATTTCAAAAATTACAGAATTTTACATAAGTAACTTAATATCATTATTCATCATATCTTCTATGAGATTACTAAAAGAATACTTCCGTTCCCATTTGAGAACAGTCTCTGCCTTTGTCGGGTCACCAAGTAATAGTTCCACTTCGGCTGGGCGGTAGAAGTCAGGATTAATTGTAACCACACACTGACCCTTACTGGTATAACCTTTCTCGTTGAGTCCACTACCACCCCAGATAATATCTTCACCAACGTGACTAAATGAGAGTTCAACAAACTCACGAATAGAATGTGTCTCACCTGTAGCCAGTATGTAGTCATCGGGTTTGTCTTGCTGCATCATCTGCCACATACCACGAACATAGTCTCTGGCATGACCCCAATCTCTTTTGGCATCTAAGTTTCCTAGTTGCAGCGGATCATGTCTGATATGTTTATGTGCGTGTCTATTGGCTACATATTTAGTTATCTTACGTGTTACAAAGTTCTCGCCACGTAACGGAGACTCATGATTAAATAGAATCCCGTTACATCCAAAGAAATCAGGATAGGCTTCACGATAATTCTTAACGGCCCAGTATGCATACAGCTTTGCAACTCCATAGGGACTACGGGGGTAGAAAGGTGTTGTTTCTTTTTGGGGTGTTTCTTGTACCTTACCAAATAACTCACTGGTACTTGCTTGGTAGAATTTACAGTTCTTGACATCTAATGACTGTAGGGCTTCAAGTATCCGCATGACCCCTAATGCATTAATATCACCTGTTGACACAGGAGTATCAAAGGATATACGTACATCTGACTGTGCTCCTAGATTATAGATCTCATCAGGTTGTGTATCAGATATAACTGATATGATACTGTTGATATCTGTTAAGTCACCGTAGAACGGTATGAAATTGGGATGATCAATAAATTTATTAATGTTTTGTTTATTCGGAGTACTGCTACGTCTAACAAGACCATAGACTTTGTACTGTGTCTTTAGAAGTAGATCAGTAAGGTAAGACCCGTCTTGACCTGTTACTCCTGTTACCAATGCTTTCTTTTGTTTCATTCTAAATATATAAATAAAAAAAACTTGAGTGTCAACACTTGACATTATTTATATTATACTGCTATACTGTAGATCTCTCCTTTGCTTTTACAGGGGCAGTGAATTTTAGCTGCTCCTGTTTTTTTTCGGCTAGGCGTTACAAGGGGGTTGACAAACGGAATCTATCTGATACAATTAGAACCAAGAGAGAGAACAACAAGTATGTTTGTTTTATTTATTTTTAGATTAGTTTCTAACTGATACTATAGTTACAGTATGAAACAGCTTGATCCAAAGCCCCATATACTTTACGGAAAATTAACAAATGATGAATTACGTTCCCTCATTCGTGTTACGGCACAGGGGCGTAAGAAGAGTAATGCAGGTAAAGACCTGATTGAAATGCGTAAGGAATGGTCTAGACGAAAAGAAGTTAGACTTGCACGAATAAATAAAAAGAACTATACTAAAGAAAATAAACATGAAAAGGATACTTCTGTGTTAGAACGTGCAGAAAAAGGTGAACCCTTTAAAGCTGGTAACTTTATAGCAGGTATGTCTCCGAAGCAGGAGAAGTTCTGTATGGAGTTTATAGCTACAGGTGACAGCCTGATAGCATATAAGGCAGCAGGATATGCGCCCGGAAAGAATCACTCTGACACCCGTAGACGGGCATCCACACTCCTAAAGAAACCAAAGATAGAACAACGCATCAATGATCTACGTGAAGTCGCTATAGACCGTATGGCGTGGAGTGCTGACCATGTGCTGCAAAGATTAGATGAAGTGTATCAACATGCGGTTCAGAATGGTGACTACACAAATGCAAATAGATCTATTGAGAACGTAGCAAAGCATCTAGGTATGTTTGTTGATAGAACAGAACAGAAGATAAAGATGACAACACTTAGTGATACAGACTCAAGTGAGGATGTAAAGAAAGATATAGATCGTCTTGCTGGTATTGCTGGTTTTAAAGTTATTGAAGGCGGTAAAGGTGAATAATAAAGATTTCTTTGATTTTATAGATACATCTGAAGAAGACAGCGGAGTTTCTAAACGTTTGTCATTCGCTGGAATAATACCTTATAATGAATTAAACTATGCTCCTAATACACTTGGTTATCATCAGGCAATGGACAGAGTAGAGTTTACTATTGAGAACTGGCATAGTTATATATGTTCTCATCCTTCCTTTAAGAATCCAAGTCCAGAGATGGATAAGGTAAGGGAGTTACTTGTTGAAGCTGCTGACTCTATCTTTCAAGTTTATAATGAGTTAGGAAATATACAATTTAAACGAAGCATAGAAGAAGATACACCAAACAAAGAATCTTCTTCGTATACAAAATTAGGAGTACATTAAGATGGCACAAATGGATCAGGTAAAAGAAAACAAGTTACAAAAAAAAGTAATAGGAAACATGAGAAAAGGATTAAAGAAAAATCCTAGAGCAGATGTATCCGAAACTATAACTGGAGCTATGGGTTTAAGTGATGCAGCAGAAAAGAAAAGGAAAGCAAGAAAAAAAGTTATTACTGATGCGGTATCGGATTCAGGTTTAGTAAAAGAGTATGGAACAAATGCTCAAAGAGATAGAGGTTTTATGACTTCTCGTAAAGCATCTGGTGGTACAGTTCGTTTAGCTTCAGGTGGTCCTGTTGTAGATAGTTACGATTACGATTAAATAGGGAAAAGAAAATGATGGAAAAGCAAACTGATACATCTGAGCTAGATGCTATCGTAGGTCGTCCAACTGGACAAGGCTATGGCGCAGCACGTAAGGGGCCAAATGTTCTTGGTCCAGAAACTAATGTTGTAGTAGACGAAGATTACTCACAACCTGAACCTTTTAAGACGGAGAAGTAGACTATGCCAAACGTAGGTGGAAAAGAGTTTCCTTATACAAAGAAAGGAATGATGGACGCAAAGAAAGCTAGACAGAATTTAGCTGGAGGCGGTACTGCTATGGGTGTTAAGAAGATGAAAAATAACACAATGGGCTATGATAAAGGCGGTATCGTTGAGAATAAAATGGGTTGCACTGTAGTAGGTGGTTACGAATACGATAAAGGATAGGTAACGTGGGACAAACTATGGCTCCTCCACCCGGATCAATAGGTGGAGTAAACAATACACCACCTGTTCTAGGACGTAACCCCACTAACTATGGGAATTACATGCAACAGCAACAGAACCTGCGTTTAGCTGAATTACAGCAAAATACGCCCCAAATAGGCCCAAATCTGTCCCAAATGCAGAACCAATCCACTATAAATCAGCCTGCTATTAATGCTTATATGCCACAACAATTACCTCAAGCACCTGTGCCACAGCAACAACAATACCCTCAACAACAGATAGCAGGTCTAACATCATTGCCGGGAGCAGGTGAGTTTAAGTTGTGACAGCTAATACCGATGAGTTGGCATTACGTGAGAAGCTATTTGAGAATGTGGTTAATGCGTCATCTGCTGACTTCCTTACATTTGTAAAAGTAATGGCTCCTTTGTTAGTCGCTGACTTTCAGATGGGAAGACATATAGAACTTATATGCCATAAGCTTCAACAAATAGAAAATGGATCTGTTAAACGATTAATGGTGTTTCTTCCTCCTCGTTCTTCAAAGTCTTTGATATGTTCAAAACTATTTCCTGCATGGTATATGGGTAGACACGCAAACCACGAGATACTAAGTGTAAGTCACAGTGATCAGCTTGCCAGTGACTTTGGTCGTTCTGTGAGAGACATAATAAATAATGAAATGTTTAGTATAATCTTTCCAGATGTTAAACTACGAAGTGATGTTAGGTCTGCTGGTAAATGGCAGACAAATAAAAACGGTGTGTATGTTGCTGCTGGAGTCAGAACACAGATTGCTGGTCGTGGTGCTCACGTTGCTATGCTTGATGATGTGATGTCAGAGGAAGATGCATTCAGTGAAGCAGGAAGAAGATATATAAAAGAATGGTATCCTGCTGGATTACGAACACGATTAATGCCGAATGGTTCTATTGTTATTATTAACACACGATACCACGAAGATGATATTTGTGGTTGGTTGTTGGATGCAGAATCAAAAGCAGATGAAACAGAAACAATATTACATCAATGGGAAGTTATAAAGATTCCTGCGTGGCTTGATGAAGATGCAGCTAATCTTCTTCGTCTTCCCGTAGGAACAAGTTATTTTCCAGAATGGAAACCAGACAACTTATTAAAGGTTGATGAAGCAGAGATTAAAAGACACAACGGTACAAGATACTGGCAGTCTTTGTATATGCAAGATCCTACACCAGATGAAGGTGGTATAATTAAAAAAGGATGGTTTAAGATGTGGCCTCACTCTGAACCGCCTGATTGTGAGTTCATAATACAAACAATGGATACGGCTTTCTCTGCAAAGACTACGGCTGACTATTCTGTTATGCAGACATGGGGTATCTTTGAAAGATTTGAAGTTGACAGTGCAGGAGTTGAAAGACTTGTGTCTAATTTAATTTTATTAGGAAGTGTACGTAAAAGATTTGAGTATCCTGAATTAAGATCGACAGCACAAGAAGAATATGATAAACATAAACCTGACGCTATAATGATTGAGAAGAAAGCTTCTGGACAGTCACTGTTACAGGATTTGCGTAGAGCAGGTCTGCCTGTCTTGGAGTATACACCTGATCGTGATAAGGTAAGTAGAGCTACAGCATCTACTCCTTTTTTTGAGAGCGGAAGAATATGGCTACCTGATGGAAAAGATTGGGCTTTGGAATTAATAGATGAGGCTTGCAGTTTTCCAAATTCTCGCTATGATGATCAGGTAGATGCAATGGTAATGGCAATACTTTATATGAGGGACTCGTGGTATGTATCACATGACAACGATCCTAACTATGACGAAGATGATGAAATATACCAACCACCTCGTAAAGGGTATTGGAATTTTTCACCTAAATCTTATATATAAAACATCAAGGATGTAAATCTATGGCAATTGAGCGAAATCCTCTTCTAAGTTTAGTAGGTGGTACAGGTGTACCTGAAGATCAAATAGTCTCTGAAGATATAGAAATAGAGATAGAAAATCCAGATGATCTTGAAGAACTAGGTCTAGATTCTTTACCATTAGAAATGGATGTAGGTGCAGAAGATCACTATGCTAACTTAGCTGAGTATATAGATGAAGAACGATTAGATGAGATTGGTCTTGAAGTCTATGAGTCCTTTGATGCAGATAAAGAATCAAGATCAGAATGGGAGTCAACGTTTGAACGTGGGTTTGATCTTCTTGGTTTAAAGTTACAGGAAACCACAGAACCTTTTGAAGGATCTTGTACTGCTGTGTCTCCTCTTATTATTGAATCTGCTGTTAAGTTTCAATCAAAAGCATCTATAGAACTGTTTCCTTCAGGAGGTCCAGTACGTACACAGATTATTGGAGACCCCAGCGAAGAAAGAGAAGCACAGTCTACCCGTGTACAAGACTTTATGAACTATCAATTTACTGAGCAGATGCCAGAATATTTTGATGAGTTTGAAAAAATGTTGTTTCATCTACCCTTAATAGGTAGTGCTTTTAAAAAAATGTATTATGATCCTTCACTAAGAAGGCCGTGTTCTGAGTTTATTCCTGTTGATCAGTTTTATGTTTCATATCATGCACCTGACTTACAGAAAGCAGAAAGATATACACACGTTATTTACCGTTCTATGACAGAAATGGAACGCGATATTATTAATGGAATGTATTTAGATGCTGATATTGGAGATCCTACTACTCCTGATCCTACATCATTTACAAGTAAAATAGATTCTATTATGGGTATTAGCCCTGCTGAAGACTGGGATCAACAATATGTTCTACTTGAACAACACTGTTATCTTAACTTACCAGAACCTTTTGCACATCCAGATGATATATCTCTTCCTTATGTTGTTACTGTTGATCAAAAAAGTCAAAAGGTTATAGCAATTAGACGTAACTGGTCAAAGGAAGATGTAACACAAGCAAAGCAAACTTACTTTACACATTATAAATTTGTTCCCGGTTTTGGTTTTTATGGTCTTGGTTTAATCCATTTACTTGGTAACCTTGCTATGAGTGCGACATCTGCTCTACGTAGTTTAGTTGATGCTGCTCAGTTCTCTAACCTTCCCGGTGGTTTCAAAGCTCGTGGTGTACGTATCGTAGGAGGTAATGATCCTATTGCTCCCGGAGAGTTTCGTGAAGTAGAAGCAACAGGTTTAGACTTACAGAAGTCTATTGTACCTCTACCTTATAAAGAACCTTCTCAAACTTTATTTAATATGCTTTCTTGGATGACAGGAGCAGGACAAAAGTTTGCAGACAGTACAGAACAGATTGTTAATGAGTCATCTAACTATGGACCTGTTGGTACAACAATGGCTCTTATTGAGTCATCTGCTAAGTTTTTTAGTGCAATTCATAAAAGACTTCACAAAAGCCAACGTGATGAGTTTCGTATTCTTTCTAAAATTAACTTTGAGTTTTTACCTGATGAATATCCTTATGACGTACCTAATGTCACTTCTGCTGTATTTAAGTCTGACTTTGACGGCAGGGTTGACGTTATTCCTGTTTCTGATCCTAATATTCCTTCTGCTGCCCATCGCTTGTCTATGGCACAAATGGTTCTGCAACTCTCCTCCCAAGCCCCACAAGGAATGTACAACATCCAACAAGTACATCTCTCGATCCTAAAGGCTGCTAATATACAGAATCCTGATAGGTTCTTTACACCACAGCAAAAACCTGAAGCACATGATCCAATTACGGACATAGAGTTAGTTGTTAAAGGTATGCCTATTCAAGCATTTATGGAACAGGATCATGCTGCACATATTGCTATAAAGACTGCTTTCATTGAAGATCCTACATTAGGTAAGACAGAAATGATGGCTCCTGCTGTGCCTGTTCTTCAAGCAAACATACAACAGCATATGGTTATGCAGTATCAACAACAGATGCAAGGGCTTATAAACACTGCTCAACAAGGACAACAAGGACAGGTTTCTCCTGAAGTAATGAGTCAGCTTTCAATAGATGCTGCTGAGAAAGTACTTCAAGCTAATATCGGAGAAGCGGATGAAAACTCTTTAGAGAATCAAAATCTACTTCTTGAAGCAGCTAGACTTGACCTAGATCAACAAAAACTACAGATGACTGCAACAAAAGATTCAGCAGAGCTTTCTATAAAGAACCGTGAGCTAGATCTAAAAGAAATGGGCGTTAAGCTTGATGCAGCAAATAAAGTTGCAACAAATGAACAAAATAAAATGGATGCTGAAATCCGTGATGACGCTTCTATACGTACTACTAATGCTAAGTTAACTATTGAGTCTCTAAAGAACCTTGCTAAAGAACGTGACCTAATGATTGACAAACGTATGAATGAAGATCGTTATGCGTCTGGGGGAACAGTGGGTCTTGCAGAAGGAGGATTACCTTTTGAAAAAGATGAACTGTTTCAAGAGTTTTTATCTGCAAGAGGAGGCAGAGAAGGTTTTGAGAATAACCCAATAGGAGATGCTCTTGAAAGTTTCTTTGCTAAAATTGGCGGTGGTAGAGAACGAACCGTAGATGAACAAATTGCAGATGCTTATGAAACATATAAAATGGAGTTAGCAGACACTGATAATCCTTACGACACAGATCGTCTACAAGCTTTACTTGCTATGGAAAATAAGTATAAGTCAGAAACACCAACAGTAGAATCAAACTTAGAAGTATTTGATGAAGAAACAATTGAAGTAGGTGATCAACCTATTCCTCTTGCTTCTGAAAAAGAAGATAAAACTTTATTAAGTAAGATGACAAAAGAACGTATACCTGAAATACAAAAAGGAAAACTAAGACCTGTAGAAGAAAACGTTAACTTAAATCCACCTGAAGTACCTTTTATAGAACGTATACCTGAAATACAAAAAGGAAAACTAAGACCTGTAGAAAAAGAAACAAATGAAACATTTAATTTGAATAGAACAGAAGTTCCAAAACTAAATACTGAAGTTATTAGTGAGTCCTCTGATGTTCCTCCTTCTGGACCAATGAAAAACATTTTAAAAGAAGTAGAAAAAAATGAGACAGAAGAAAATTTTACAGATAGACTAAGGGCTGTTGATGAATCAATTAAACTAAATACAACAGAAGTTCCAAAACTAAATACTCAAGTTATTAGTGACTTACCTGAGATGCCTACTACTTCTGAACCAACTAAAATTGGAGAAGATTTTACAGCTACACCAGTTTCTATTGACTCTAAAGTAGAACAAGACATACTACCAAAAAACATAGCTCCTGTTGAAATGAAACCAAGTATAGTAGGAAGTACTCCTAAACCTGTTTCTTCATTTGAACCCGGAAGTGTATTAGGAACTAGTGGTCCTAAAAAAGTAATGGGTAGAATGGAAAGTCCTATTCCCGGAATGAAAAGAGTTTTTCAAAAAGTTGATCAAGCTATTCCAGAAATACAAAAAGAATTATTTAAAAAGTCGAGGTTTAATATGAAAGGTTTAGATAAGTTTAATAAAAATGCTAATCCAGAAGATGTAGTAGCTCAGTTTGAAAAGTTTAGAGGAGACAGATACTTTGCTACTGACTTTGAAGAAAAAGAAGGTCTTTATACTGTAGGCTTTGGTGACACTCAATCTAAGAAAAAGAAAGTCACAGAAGAAGAAGCAATGGTTGATTTAAAGAAAAGGCTAGATAAAGTAGGAAAAAAAGTAGACGATATTGTAAAAGTACCTTTATCTAAAAATCAAAGAACAGCGATTATATCTCTTATTGATAACGTAGGTATAGGTGCGTTTCAAAGAAGTAATGCTCTTAAAGCTTTAAATGAAGGGGATTACGATGAGTTCCATAACCAAGCTTTTTCTTTTGAAAATGGATTTGTAAACCAAAATGGAAAACCGCTTAAAGGTCTTGTAAGACGTAGAGCATCTGAAGGAAACTTATTTAAGTTAACATAATATGATTTATTCTTTTGTTATTGTTTGTATTCTAAACAGTCCAATAGACTGTCCAGTAAAATTTGAGGACGAGCTTGGACCTTATAACACGACAGCAGAATGCTATCTTAGAGGTGCAGAAATGATTGCACTTATTTCTCATAAGTTTCCTATATCAGCAGCAACTGCAAATTGTGTATTAAAGGAAAAACAAGATAAGGTAGAAGAAAAGGCTACTTAATATATAGGAGAGTGATATGGAGATAGACGCTAAATTAATAATTACTGTTGGCGGTATGTTAATATCAATAGTATCGGCAGCAACAATAGTAAAACAAAAACTGGGTTCTGTTATAGAACAACTAAATGATATTAAATCTGATTACGAATCTAGATTAAGAGATTTAGATAAACGTACAGATAGACAAGAAAATGCTATTGATTTAAATGCTCAGAAAACAAATGTACTTTCTAATATACTTTCTCCAGAACGTTTAGAAAAAAATAATAGAGAACTTGAGCGAATACTTGTAATGGCTATCTCTAATGGAGATAGATTAACAAAAATAGAACATATGCATAATGGAAAACATCCACCAGTAGAAGGTTAAAATGTCTGTAGCTACTAAAAGAGATCCTAAGAAATGGGCTGCTGCTAAAGCAAGAGCAAGAAATAAAATGGGTGGTCATTCAGCAAGAGCAATGCAGTTGGCTACTAAGTATTATAAAGATGCAGGTGGAACATACTCAGGTAAAAAGAAACCAAGTAATAAGTTAAGTAAATGGAGTAAACAAAAATGGAAGACCAAATCAGGAAAACCATCGAAGAAGACAGGAGAAAGATATCTTCCAGAGAAGGCAATAAAAAAATTAACAAACAGCGAGTATGCAGCGACCACGAAAGCAAAAAGGCAAGCGAGTGCTGCCGGAAAGAAATACTCTAAGCAACCAAAAAAGATAGCAAAGAAAACAAAAAGATTTAGGACGGCATAATATGTTTATAGATATTATTATCTACTTATTAGTAATACCTTTTTAAATGTCAATAGACTATAGTATTATAAAACCAGTTAAAAAAGATTACAAAGATTGGAATACGTGGTGGCAAGATCACTGTAATTATTTAGTACAAAAATACAGGAATACTTATGGCACGGAAAAAAAGTAACATGAAGGGCATGAGCATTAAGAGTGGAGATAAACGTCCCACAAAATCTGGTGCAGGGTTGACAAAGAAGGGTGTAAAGAAGTATCGTAGACAAAACCCCGGAAGTAAATTAAAAACTGCTGTTACGGGTAAGGTAAAACCGGGAAGCAAGTCTGCTAAAAGGCGTAAGTCATATTGCGCTAGATCAGCAGGACAGATGAAGAAGTTTCCTAAAGCAGCTAAGAACCCTAATAGCAGATTAAGACAAGCTAGAAAAAGGTGGAGATGTTAAAGTAGTATGTTATCAGATTTAGATGAAATAAAAAATATAATACAAAAACAAATAAATCAATTAACAAGTCAAGTAGGCACAGGTATGTGCGAAGACTTTCAACAGTACAAAAACTTAACAGGTATTATAGAGGGGTTGACAAGATCTATACATGTGGTAGATGATTACATAGTAAATATTGTTGACAACTTAGAGGAAGATTAAAGTGGTATTTGAACCAAGCGCAGGAAAATCAATTATGAACGATGATTGGATAACTGAAAACGGAGTACCTGATCCTGAAGTACTTCCAGAAATCCCCGGATATCACGTTCTTGTTCGTCCGTTATCAATAAGAAGAAAAACTAAAGGTGGCATACTTATGCCTGATAAGTTTAGAGATGATATTCAATACCTAACAACAGTAGGTAAAGTAATTAAAGTAGGGTCACTTGCTTATAAAGATCCTAGTAAGTTTCCAGAAGGAAACTGGTGCGAAGAAGGGAACTATGTGTGCTATGGTAAGCATACAGGACAAAAGTTTATGTATAAAGGTATTCGGTATTTGCTTATTTATGATGATCAGGTCATAATGAAGATAGAGAACCCATCTGATGTGGACCCAATGTTCACATTAGCAGCGTAAACGTAGATCGCAACTGCGGAGAAGTAAATGATTAATGATGAAAATGAGTGGGGAAATCCACTAGAAGATAGTAGTGTTGATATAGATATTGATAATACTGAGGAAGCTTTAACACAAGAAAATGTTATAGTTGAAGAAGAGTCTGAAGACGTTGTACAAACTCCTGAGTTAGAAGGTATTGAAACTAAGGGTGCTGAAAAAAGAATACGTCAGCTAATTAAACAACGTAAAGATCGTGATGATGAACTCTTAAAAGCGAAAGAAGAAATAAATCAATTACGTTATCAGATGTCAGAAGCTGGTAAGTTAAAGTTTGATTATGATGGTGCTCTAGCAGATTCTAAAGAAAATGAACTTAAATCTAATCTTGAGAATGCTAGAACTAAATTTAAAGAAGCTTATGACACTGGAAACAAGATAACAGTATTAGAAGCCCAAGAAGAAATAGCTGATGCTACAGCAGAACTAAAGCTGGTTAATCAACGTAAGGAATGGATTAAGCAGCAATCAGATCAGTACTCAGCAGAACAAGAGAGAAGAGTTGAGGAATATAAAAACACACCTCGAACAGAAGTTGATCCTCTTGCAGCAGAATGGGCTGAAACAAATAAATGGTTTGGTAAAGACAGAACAGCAACAGCAGTTGCTCTTTCTATTGATGCTGAACTAAAAGAGAAGGGCGAAGATCCTAGTGATCCATCATTTTATGATAAAGTGAATGCTCGACTCAGAGAAGAATTACCTACGAAGTTTGGTGATACAAAGTCGGAAGAGGAAACTCCGTCAAAACCTCGACAAGTGGTAGCAGGAAGATCGCATTCTCCTGCGTCTAAAAAAGTTAAACTATCAAAAGAAGATGTTAGTTTAGCAAAAAAATGGAATATACCACTTGAAAGATACGCAGCCGAGAAAGCGAAAGCAGAGAAATCTGATGGCGATTATACGACTGTTGTTTAACAATTACGATGCGGAGAAAATAAATGTCTGAAGAAGTTAAAACGCAAGAAACGGAAAAAGGTACAAAGTCTAAGACTCCAGCCGTTAATCCGAATATATCAAGGATGATGGAAGAAAGAGAAGAACTATCTCGTGATGCTGTCATGTCTGCTATTGAAGATAACGATTGGCTTAAAATCCCAGACTCATTAATTCGAGAGTTTTATAATGAAGGATTTGTGTTACGTTGGATCAGAATAATGTTAGACGGTCAAGAAGACTTTCAAAACATTGGTAAGAAAGAACGTGAGGGATGGACTTTTGTTTTAGCTAAAGATTGTCCAGAGTTGTCTTCTGGTTTTAAAGTTAAAGAAGATGGTTCTTTAAGTGGTTGCATATTACGAGGTGACGTTGCCCTCGCTAAACAACGAATAGAATACCATGAGGCCAAGAAAGAGTTAAAATTAAAACGTACTAAACAGATGGAAGAAGCTATTAGAAATAGACTACATAGTGATCATCCTGACCGTAGAATGCCTATAACAGATTCAAGCAAAGAGCAGGTATCAAAAGGACGTAGTCCTAAATTTGATGCTTAATTTTTAACTTTTTTCTGAAAAGGAACTACTATTATGGCTTTAGCAAAAGCATATAATGGGGCTGTTCCAGTACGCAAACGTGGTAGTTCATACAACACGATGGGAACCAATAAGTATCAAATTGCAAATACTTATGGTGACAGTATATATCGTGGTGATCTAGTCAAAGTTAGTGCTGGTTACATCCAACCTGTATCAGTTACAGCAGATCGACCAATCGGTGTGTTTCAAGGTTCTCAGTTTGTAGACCCTACCTCGAAGCAACCCACTTGGTTAAACTACTGGCCTTCTGGTACTTCATCGGCTGACGGATATGCATACGCACATGTTATGGATGATCCTGATGGTATTTATGTAATGCAATGTAATGCTACTGTTACTATTGGTGACCTTGAGAGTCAAAACTTCTTTGTTGAAGTTTCTGAAGGTAATACCTATACAGGTCAGTCAGCATGGGCAGTTCAAGTTACTTCTCGTACTTCGCTTGCAAATCCACTACGTATAGTTGGTTTGTGGGAAGTTGAGGGTAATGATTGGAATCAAGCTAATACTCGTGTATTAGTTCGTATTTCTAATCATCTTGACTACGCTGCTTCAATAGCTAATTAGGAGGACTGTTTAAATGGCTATAAATAGAGCTAGTATTGGTAAACAGCTTCTTCCCGGCTTAAATGCAATCTTTGGTTTAGAGTATGGATCAATTGATGAAGAGCATCGTCCTCTTTATGAAGTTGAAAACTCTGATCGTGCTTTTGAAGAAGAAGTCTTAATGACTGCTTTTGGTGAAGCACCTGTGAAAGCAGAAGGATCGGCAGTCTCTTATGAGAGTGCTAGTGAGAGTTGGGCAGCACGTTACACGCATCAAACGATTGCGTTAGCATTTGCTGTTACTGAAGAAGCAATGGAAGATAACTTGTATGATACTTTTGCTAAGATTAGAGCAAAGTCTCTTGCACGTTCAATGGCATCCACAAAGCAATCAAAGGCTGCTGCAATCTTCAACAACGGATTCACTGCTGGTTTAGGTGGAGATGGCGTAGTATTGTTCTCCGCTGCTCACCCTGTACAAGCTGGTGTTCAAAGCAACCTTCTAACTGCTGCTGATTTATCTGAAGCATCTCTTGAAGCTGGAGTTATCCAAGTTCAAAAGGCAGAAGATGATCGTGGTATTCTGATTGGAGCTATGCCTGTTTCATTGCATATCCCACCAGATCTTCAGTTCGTTGCTCAAAAAATCCTGAAGTCAACATTGTCAACCACAACTGTTGTATACGGTGATAATCTAGCAGGTGTTGCTGGTAACGTTGCTGGTACAACAAATACGAATGACATCAATGCTATCCGTAGCATGGGCGTTATTCCACAAGGTGACTTTGTGAACCATCGCTTCACTGACTTAGACGCATGGTTCTTAAAGACTGATGTTCCTAATGGTACGAAAATGTTTGTTCGTGCTCCTCTAGGAACAAAGATGGAGCCAGACTTCGACACTGGTAACCTTCGCTTTAAGGCTCGTGAGCGTTATAGCTTTGGTTGGTCAGATTGGCGTGGTTTCTATGGCAACGCTGGTTAGTCATTAAGTTGATGTAATATCAGGGGGATGCTTGTTAAAACGGCATCCCTCTTTTATTATAGATAATGAATGAATTTTTATAAAGGAAAAGTAAATGACTACAGCTATAAATGCAGTCTATGTATCAGCTACCGCAACTGCTACTGACTATCCAACACGTATTCGGGGTGTAAGTTGGGGAACCGCAGCTACTAAAGGAGATATCGTAGTGCGTAATGGAACGGCTAGTGGTTCAATTATATATCAACAAACTCTTGGTGTAAGTAGTAGTTCAGACGTTTATGTACCAGATTTAGGAATACGAGTAAAAGATAAACTTCATGTTACTCTTCCGTCTGGTGGATTTGCTACATTTTTGTTAGGATAAGGTATGAACTATAAAGGTAAATGTGGGTGTATTTTTTGTCCTGTTAACTGGATAGTAAAAGCATACAACTACGTAAAAAATATAATTAAAAAATATTAGGAATTGTTATGACAGTTTCTACTAGTCAAGATTTTAATTTAGATATTGATGAAATAATAGCTGAAGCTTACGAGCATTTAGGTGGACCTCCTTTTGTTGGTAATGATGGTATTACTGCTAGACGCTCATTAAATCTTTTACTAAGTGACTGGCAAAATCGTGGTATTCTTTTATGGACTACTGAGTTTACACAATTAGCTTTGGTAAGTGGTACATCTACATATACTATTCCAAGTACAACTGTAGCTATAACAGAAGCTGCTTCTAGAAGAGGCACTAATGATATACAGATGACACGTATTACAGCAGAAGAATATTTAAAGATACCAGATAAAACAACAACAGGGAGAACCCTGCAATACGCTACTATGAAAGGAAGAGATAATCTTTCTTTTCTAGTTTGGCCTAC